AATTTGGCCGCTTTTGGCACGGCTCTCGCGTACAATCACGGATTTACGTACAATGCTACTGAGCACGGGGTGCTTGTAGGTTTAGTGTCGGTTCGTGCTGATTTAACATATCAGCAGGGCCTTCCACGTATGTGGTCAAGGTCTACACGTTATGATTTTTATTTTCCTGCGTTTGCAACACTTGGTGAGCAGGCAGTGCTTAACAAAGAGATTTATTGCACTGGAACGTCTACTGATGACGATGTATTTGGCTATCAGGAGCGTTGGGCTGAGTATCGTTATAAGCCCAGTCAGATTACCGGCTATTTTCGTTCAACGGCAGCGGGTACATTAGATGCCTGGCATCTGGCCCAAGAATTTGGGACTCTGCCGGCGTTAAATGATGAGTTTATAGAAGACACACCGCCAGTTGAGCGGATTGTGGCTATTGGTGATGCAGCAAACGGTAAACAGTTTCTGTTTGATGCGTTTTTTAATGTACGTCAGGCACGGCCAATGCCGTTGTATTCCGTACCAGGCCTGATCGATCATTTCTAATGGGACTATTATCTACAATAGGAGACGTCGCCAAGACAATTGGCGGCGTTTTTAGTCCCATAGCCCCCATTATTGGGGGAGCTTTAAGCTATGTCGGGGGTAAGGAGCAGAATGTGGCTTCAGCCCAGGCTGCTCAAAAGCAGATGGATTTTCAGCAATCTGCTTCAGATACGTCTTATCAAAGGCAGGTAGCTGATTTAAAAGCAGCGGGTATTAACCCGATGTTGGTAGCTAAGTTAGGTGGAGCCAGTACACCAGGTGGGGCGATGCCCCAGTTTGTTAATCCTGGTGCTATGGCAGCTCAGGCGTATTCGTCAGCTCAGTCTTCAGGTGCGGCAGCTCAGCAAGCGCAGACAACCGAGAACCTGAGCGAGCCGCAAATGGCCAATATTAGGGCCATGACGACTAAGATTATAGAAGAGATTAAGAATGTTCCGCTTGAGGGTGATAGGCTGCGTGAGACAGCTTATATGCTGTGGAATCAAGCTAAGTTGTTAGGTTCTCAGAATTGGAATCAGAGAGAGATTGAACAGCAAATTATTGCTACTGTTCAGAAGATAAAGCGTGAAACGCAATTGCTTGATTTTAGTATTGATGCGATACGTAATTTTGACAATTTGGGCAAAAACGTAGAGCAGTTAAAGCCCATTATTGATTTGATAAAGCCATTTATTACGAGGTAAAAATGCGTGTTAAGAATCCGATTACCTATGATCGTGACAAGAATAGTGATAGTGCCAAGCTTGTTTTTACTCGTCCTAGTAGGACTAAGCAGTCATTTAGGGATGAGTGCGACATTAATAATATTTTGCGTAAGTTTAATGTTACTGGCCAGCTACCTGTTGGTAGCGTTCAGCCTCAATATGGTGATTTTAGCGGGGTTACTGATTATCAGTCTGCCCTTAATGCGGTAATGGCAGCTCAAGACTCCTTCCTTGCGCTTCCGGCCAAGGTAAGGTCAAGGTTTGCGAACGACCCCGCGCTTTTTGTTGAATTTGCCTCAGATGAGGCTAATAAGGACGAGATGAGGGCACTAGGCCTCATTCGTGAGGAGACCGCTAAAGCGGTTGTTTTGTCACCTAGCGAGCCCGTTTCGGGCGAGCCTGCACAGTGATCTACTTGATGTAACTGTGCTAGGTGACACCAAAAGGAGAAAAAATATGATGCGTCGCAGACCAATTAATAAATATAAAGCCGCTAAGAAGTTTCGTAGGGGTTCTATGCGGACGAAGTCCGCCAATATGCGTAGTAACCCTATGCGCGGCGGATGGCGACTGTAACGTGCCCTGTTTCCACCCGTTATCGGCGTGGAAAACGGCAGCAGGGGACGTTGTTTTCTATGAGAGCGCCAGGCACGATATCGTGCGCAGCCTCACGCTGCCATGCGGTCAGTGCGTAGGATGTCGGCTTGAGCGTTCTCGCCAATGGGCGATTAGGTGTTTGCATGAGGCAAGTCGGTATACAAACAATTGTTTTATTACGTTGACGTATAACGATGAGAACTTGCCGGCAGACCAGAGTTTGCATTATGATCATTTTCAGAAGTTCATGAAGCGCCTTAGAAAGGCGCATAGAGGCATTGACCCCGTAGAGGGTCAGTATCCGATTCGTTTTTATATGGCAGGAGAATATGGCGAAAATTTTGGGAGACCTCACTTCCATGCCTGCGTTTTCAACTTCGATTTTTCGGATAAGAAGCTTTGGAAGCGGACGGATGTTGGCAGTAGAATTTTTAGATCCGAACAGCTTGAAAAGCTGTGGCCTTTTGGTTATTCCTCCCTCGGAGAGGTCAACTTTCAATCGGCTGCGTACGTTGCCCGTTACATAATGAAGAAGATTAACGGTAAGCAACAGGCCGAACATTATGAGTGGTGTGACCCAGATACTGGGGAGGTTTCGCAGCGTAGACCTGAATTTAATAAGATGAGTTTGAAGCCAGGCATTGGTTATGATTGGTATAAGGAGTTTAAGGATGACGTTTATCCACATGATTTTGTTGTGGTTAACGGCAGAAAGGTTCGGCCACCTCGCTTTTACGATAAAAAGTACAAGGCCGAAGACCCTATCAGTTTTGAATGGATAGAGTTTGAGCGAGAAAAGAGAGCTCGAGACAAGTATGAAGATAATACTGTTGAGAGATTGGCAGCAAAGGAAAAGGTGGCGAAAGCCAGACTTTCCTTGCTTAAACGTAGTTTGACGTGAGGAAATTATATGAAGATGTTAGTGTGTACTATCAGAGATAGGGCGGCAGAATGCTATGGTCGCCCGTTTTTTTTACCTGCTACTGGAGTTGCTATTCGTAGTTTTCAGGATGAAGTTAATCGTAGTGCGCCAGATAATCAGATGTATGCGCACCCCGACGATTTTGATTTATACGAATTGGGTGTTTTTGACGATTTTGATGGTAAATTTGCTTTACATGAGGCTCCGAAGCTGTTAGCGTTAGGCAAGCAGGTTAAGAGTCGTACTTAATACAAGGGGGGTGATCTGTAAAGATCGCCCCGCAATAAGGAGATAACGATGATGCATCGTAATAAGTCTGTAAATGTTCATCAGTTCGCTATGATTCCGCGAGCTGATATTCCTCGGTCTAAGTTTGATTCACAGAAGTCGTATAAGACGACGTTTGATGCGGGATATTTGGTTCCCGTGTATGTGGACGAAGTTCTTCCTGGAGATACGATTAATTTACAGATGACGGCGTTTGCCCGTTTGGCTACGCCATTGTTTCCAATTATGGATAACATGCATCTCGATTCGTTTTTCTTTTTTGTTCCAAACCGTTTGGTTTGGGAGAACTGGCAAAAGTTTATGGGTGAAAGATACCCAGATCCTGACAGTTCGATAGATTACACAGTGCCGGAGATGACTAGTCCGGCAGGTGGTTATGCAGTGAATTCACTGCAAGATTATATGGGATTGCCCACGGCAGGCCAGATTACAGGTTCAAATACAGTTACGCATTGTGCATTTTGGACACGTGCGTATAACTTAATTTGGAATGAATGGTTTAGAGATCAGAATTTACAAGATTCTGCTGTTGTTGATATAGATGACGGTCCGGATTTGCCGGCCGATTATGTTTTACGTCGTCGCGGTAAGCGACACGATTATTTTACAAGTTCTTTGCCCTGGCCACAGAAGGGCGATGCTGTAACTCTTCCTCTTGGTAGTACAGCAGCCGTTTATGGAGACGGCAAAGCTTTAGGTTTAACAGACGGTACGTCTAATTTGGGTCTTGGTACTCGTGGTGTTCCAACAGCGATGTATGCATCTACTAATGCATATGGTGATCCTGTTGGTACATTAGGTGCGTCTGGTGGTACAGCTAGTATTGTTGATAAAGCTGTTGGTGTTGTTTCTACTGGTGATTCTGGTTTATATGCTGATTTGTCGACCGCGACTGCAGCGACTATTAATCAGTTACGTCAGAGTTTTCAGATTCAGAAATTACTTGAAAGGGACGCACGTGGCGGTACTCGTTACACTGAAATTATCCGTTCGCATTTTGGAGTTGTCAGTCCTGATGCTCGTTTGCAGCGCCCTGAATATCTTGGTGGTGGTAGCACTCCCGTATCTATTAATCCCGTTGCCCAAACTAGCGCCACAGGGCTTGCTGAAGATACTAGTCCGCAAGGTAATTTGGCCGCTTTTGGCACGGCTCTCGCGTACAATCACGGATTTACGTACAATGCTACTGAGCACGGGGTGCTTGTAGGTTTAGTGTCGGTTCGTGCTGATTTAACATATCAGCAGGGCCTT